AATGTTCGTAGATTTTAATATACTTAATCAGCTTGGATCGCCGTCTATCAATAGTAACACGTTTGCTAATAGGCCAGCCGCCGGACAGACAGGCCGGCTGTTTGTTAGTACCGATACTTTTGAGATATATCGGGATAATGGTACTACCTGGGATTTAATCGGCGGTCCTGGCACTAGCACTATTACTGGTACTGGAACAGCTACACAGGTAGCCTATTTTACCAGTTCACAAGCTATTGGCAGTAGTGCTAATCTTTTTTGGGATAATACAGCCGGCGCGCTAGGGATCAATACAGCCACGCCAGGCGCAGAACTAGACATACACGGCACCGGGGTAATTGTACAGGTTAATTCAACTAGCGCAACAGCTAACAGCTTGCTAGCCTTTCAGCGCAGCGGCAATGGCGTTTGGCGCATAGGCGATCAATATAACGGCGGCAGCAACTTTTTTGAGCTGCATAATACTGTACTAACAAATAACGCTATACAGGTATTAGCTAGCAGCAATGAGGCTACTTTTTTGTCTAGCAAAACGTACAGTAGTGGTAACGCAATAGGGGTAGCGGTACAGCACAATTTAACTATACCTAACGGAGTAAACGTAGGGCTGGCGGCTATTGGTGGAGTTAATAGTAATTTAAACCTAACGCTAGGCGGTAGCACTACGGTAGCCGCAACAGGCAGACAGGGGCTAGAGGGTAGTACGACTATCAATTTTACTGGCGCTGGTACTTTAACAATGACGCAAGGCAGTACGGTACGCGCATTTAGCGCGCTTAGTAGTGTCTATGCGTTTAACGGTAGCGCAATAGGAACTATTACACACCTTGCTGGACTGCGCATTTGCTTTCCTGATAACGTAGGTAGCGCAGTAAATATCACTAATAACTACGCGCTGCTAATAAACAATCAAACGACTGGTACAGGTACAGTAACTTATACAAATAGGTGGGGGATCTATCAAGAGGGCATCAGCGATCTAAACTATATGGCGGCAAACTTGCTGCTAGGTAGTACGGTTAATAGTGGCGAAAAATTGCAAGTAACTGGAACAGCTATTGTAAGCAGTACAATGACTGCTGGTAGTTTTATTCCAACTGGTAATACAATTCCAACTAATGGAATGTATTTGAGCAACACCAACGAAATATCGTTTGCAACAAATAGCGCACAAATAATTAACGTAAATGGCAGCGGTAATACTGGTATGGGTATTGGCGGTACTACGCCAGCAAGCCGATTACATATATCGGGCGACTTTACTCAACAAACTTCGCTAAATATAGCTGGGCAATTTTGGATAATCTCAAGAAAATCAAGAGGAACAGTTGCTGCACCAACAACGGTGCTAGTAAATGATGATGCTGGCGGTATTTTATTTTCGGGTTATGACGGTGCGACTTGGCGTAGTGGTGCAGCTATTAGCGCGCAAGTACAAGCGGTAACCGTTGGTACATTAAGTAGTAATTTGAGATTTTATGCGGGTAATGGGTCGGCGAGTGCTGCTACATTAAGGGCAACATTTAGAGGTGATACCGGTAATTTTCTTTTAAATCAAACAACCGACACCGGCGAAAGATTACAAGTTACTGGAACAGCTATTGTAAGTAGCACAATGACTGCCGCAAGTTTTATTCCAACTGGTAATACAATTCCAACCAATGGAATGTATTTGAGTGCTGCAAACGAAATATCGTTTGCAACAAATAGCACACAAATAATTAACGTAAATGGCAGCGGTAATACTGGTATGGGTATTGGCGGTACTACGCCAGCAAGCCGATTACATATATCGGGCGACTTTACTCAACAAACTTCGCTAAATATAGCTGGGCAATTTTTTATTATTGCAAGAAAGTCAAGAGGAACAGTTGCATCGCCAACAACGGTGCTAGTAAATGATGATGCTGGCGGTATTTTATTTTCGGGTTATGACGGTGCGACTTGGCGTAGTGGTGCTGGAATTAGGGCGCAAGTACAAGCGGTAACCGTTGGTACATTATCTAGTAATTTAGGGTTTTTTGCTGGTAATGGATCAATTAGCGGTGCTACACACGTTTTAACAATGCGTGGCGATACTAAAAATGTTTTAATAGGTAGTACTACTGATACTGGCGAAAAATTACAAGTAACTGGAACAGTAAAAACAACTGATAGTATTACAACTGGAACGCCAAACGGTGGTACAGCTGGCGCGTGGAAATTTGGTAGTAGGGTAGCAGCTGCAGTAGCTCTAGACGCTACGCAGTATATTGAACTTGATATTGGCGGAACACTTTACAAATTAGCAATCGTAATATAAAAAATAAATAAAAAATGGGATATTCAATTCAGCCAGTAACAATCTGGCAAGACGGTAAACAAGTTGTTGCAAATACAATAACTGCAATTATTAACTATGATGATTTGCAAAATAACGCAACTTTTTATTGGTACTTAACCAATTCAAATGATAATGAAATTATCACAAAAGGTAATACAAGTATTAGCGGGGCTGATTATGACGCTTGGGGTGCTAGCGCTGATATAAATTTAGCAGCATACCAGTATATTTGTAGCCAATTAAACTTAACCTTGATACCTTAAAAAATGGACAAACTACAAGAACTAAAGGCACAAGCCTACGACCTATTAGCTAATATCGAATGGCTACAGGCTAAGCTACGTGAAACAAACGCGGCAATCGCTGAGGAAACTAAAAAGCAGCAAGACAATGGACGGACAGATAATAGCAATAGTAGTAACTAGTATTTTTAGTGCTGGCGCGTCGTGGGCTGTACTTAACCAGCGCGTAAAAGCGCTAGAGGATAAGGCTAGCAAAAACGACGATCACGATCAGCGTTTAACTAGGCTGGAAACTAAATTGGATATTTTGCTGGAGCATTTAATAAAGGACTAATGAAAACGCAGCTTATACGACTAGCAGACGTGGCCTACATTGGCCCTTTTATGCTATATGCTGCGACAAAACTAAAAGGTCAAGACCGTACAATAATGGCGGCCCTGGGCCTGGCAACAATAATCTATAACGGTATAAACTTTGTAAAAAATGAAAAAGCTATTTAAGAACTGGAAAACGACATTTTTTGGCTTCGCTACTATTATCGGCGGCCTGGCAGCCATTTTAAAAGGCGACCTGGTTACCGGGATCACTACGATCGGCGCCGGTCTTGGACTTTCAGTTGCTAAAGATTACGACAAAACAGAACTTTGAAGAGTAAAAGATATATTGTTATTGGCGCATTAGCGTTGTTACTTTTATTATCTAAAAGAGTGAAAGCGGAAAATATCATTAAACAATTTGAAGGCGAATATCTTGACGCGTATTTAGATCCCGTCGGCATACCTACAATCGGTTATGGAACTACTCGCAACCCCGATACCGGTAAAAAAATAAAGCTGGGCGATAAGATAGATAAAGCGACTGCGTTACGCTGGTTGCGTCTAGATACAGCAAAAGTACGTGAAAGTGTAAAAAAGATGGTTAAGGTAACAATAAATGCACGTCAATTAGACGCGCTAACTAGCTTTGTATACAACGTTGGACCTACTGCCTTTGCCGATAGTACAATGCTAAAATTGCTTAATAACAAGACCGACAAGCGTATAGTTGCTAATCAATTTGATCGTTGGGTATATGCTAAACGTGTTAAATTACCTGGTTTAGTAAAACGCAGAAAGCTAGAAAAGGAACTTTTCTTGTCATAAATACTTTAAATTCAACGAATTGTACAATCTACTCAATTACAGAGTAGATTTTTTTTTTTTTATATCATAAAAAGTGCTATAAATTTGTTTTGACAAACGACTTTACTAACCTTAATTTAAGAACTTATGGCAATCTTAACTGATCGCGAGGCTTACATTCGCGAATTACAGCAAAAAATTAGTACGTTACAGTTTTTAGGCAGGAATTTAGATCAATCGAGGATTAAAATTGAGTTTACTTACGACTGCGGTAGCAGGGCGCTTGTAGATCAATCGTTGATCCCTTTTAACCTGGCTATGGAGCTGCGTGTACTTATAGGAGACAGTATTGACTACTATCAGCGCGTAATTGTAAACGTCAATTCGATACCCGATGAAATTGGCTAAATTTTTACTGGAATTATTTTTTTTAATTCTAGTATGCCTGCCAGTATTTTGCCTGGCCTATCTTACTATTGAAATATCTTTTTTTATTTATTACTTCAAAAAAAACCTAAACAAATGGAAAACTTCAATCATCCGGCGTTCCCGCCGCAAGTAGCGCAAGACAACCTGGGCCGCTTT